GATTTGCAAAGGGGCAACAGCACCGTCTCGCAGCCCCCTGCTGCACCGTTTCGCAGCCGCTGTTGACATGCTGTCCATAACTAGAGCGTGGCGTGGAGAAGCATGGAGTTCTCGCTGGCCTCATAAGCCAGAGATCGCGGGTTCAAGTCCCGCCGCCACTACTCGGAACCGGCATCACACGAAGCGGCAACCGCCACCGTCGAACGTGAGCCGGGGATGCAGCCCGAGGCGTAACGCAGCCCGACAACGGCTTGGCGACGAGGTGGACCGGGCAGTGGCATACCAGCCCCGGGTGGAGCGATCCGCCCGGGGCTGTGCTGTTCCCAGTGACTACTCCGCAGTCCGCCAGCCACCACCCCCTAGAGATTCTGCCCAAAGATTTCTCTGGCTGCGTGTCGCAAGTGCCCTGCTACCAGCGTGTTCCAGATTCCAGAACGAGAGAGAAAGTCATTCTTGTAGCTGTGCAGTTTGGTAAAGGTTCTGAATAACAAGCCTATCCCAGTAACCATCCCCGTAACGCTCTTGACAGGTTCTTACGCTGGGGGGCATGGGCCTAGACATCCTTACACCGAAGGGACAGGAGACGGTCGCTCAACTAGAGCGGGCGGTCTCTCTCTGGCACGGGCACCGGACCAACCGGATGTACGTTGCCACCCCTGCTGACGAGCCTGCCTCTGTAGATGCCGTCCTAGCGGATGGCGAGGGGGTTGTGCGGGCGGTTGTCGAGACCAAGTGCCGCAGCAACATCAGCTTGGAGGGGTTCCGCACCACCTTCAAGAACGAGTGGCTTGTCACGATGGACAAGCTGACAAGGGCGTGCCGGGTGAGCGAGATGCTGTGCGTCCCGCTGGTGGGCTTCCTCTATCTGGTGGACGAGGACGTGCTGCTCGTCCAGAAGCTGACCGACTCCAAAGGCCAGTTCTGCGTGCCTTTCCGGTGCGACAACACGGTGACGCAGAAGACCGTGAACGGAGGGGAGATTGTCAGAGCCAACGCCTACATCGACATGTCCAAGTGCCGGGTCTACGAACGAAGACCCTCTGGTGCGGTTGCATCGGGAGTACCGGGAGGAGTGCATCCGGCTGGGGAAGTATCGCCCCTTCAGTCCGGAGGAACTTCAGCAGGCCGAGGCCCGGCACAAGGCACGGTGCGACCGAATCCCGAACCAGCCCACACGAAAGCGTAAGCACCCTCCGAAAGGTACGGCTGACTGATGACCATGCCATACGAGCGTTACCGCGCCATCCACAATACACGCGAGTTTCTGATGGATTTGCTCGATCCACGCAAGACTCCTCGCGTACCGAAACCAGTCCGCCAAGCGGCGGCTCGATGCTTGCGGCACTACCCCATGTCTCACGACATGGAACAGGTGGCCCGCAAGTGTCCGGCGACGTTTGGCACTGGCAAGTGTGATTAGGACCGACCCCAGCCAAGGAAGGAAGGATTCGTATGCGTTGGTTTGTTCTTGCGTCTCTGCTTCTGACTGCGTCCGTTGCCAGTGCCGATAGCACCTACTATCGGTCTCGCACGGTCACTGTCTTCCGCTCCGCTCAGGAGGATGCGGATGACATGGCTCGGACTGGCGTTCTCCGCCACCGGGGCTGTTCGTCGTACGAAGGCGTAGGTTTCTCGACCGTGTCGGCCGATCACGCCATTCGCAACTGCTGTTTCTGGGGCCAGCGGAAGGTCAGGGAGGTCGCGGTTGCTCGCGGCCCGCGTGGCTGGTTTGCCTGCGTCCGCTACTGGTGATGTTCATCCCGGTTTCCGCAGGGTTCCGGTCCACCAAAAACCCTGCTTTCCATATTCGCGAAAGAAGAAAATGACCAAGCGAGACAGCCAGTTGCGTGAGTACGCCAGCGAGGCAGCGGACATCGTCACCCGGCTGCGGGACCGGGCCTACTCGTTCAAAGCCCCCGATCCTTTGTTGGAGGAAGCGGCGGATGAGATCGAGCGGCTGCGGCAATTTGATAGGTTGCAGCCTATCGAACCCGCCGCCGCTACACCCGCCACGCACGCTACACCGGGCGATGGTAGCTTGCAGGGCGAGGGTACATTGCCCCACTCGTATCGGGACAACGACGAAAAACGTGGCGTATCTGATACGAAAAGGGGGCCTGTGGCGTGGGCAATCCTTCACTTAGACCAGCAGTACGTCAGTCTTCTGCGAGAGATGGCAGAGGCTCACAATGTGTTTGCTGCGCCGATTGTACCGCTCTACCGCTCGCCCACGCTCACCAACGAGGAGCGGGAGGCGGTTGAGGCGGCAATCTCGTCCGAGTATTCAAGAGGCGCGTGGCACTGGGCAGACACGCTCCGCTCGCTGCTGGAGCGTCTCCAGTGATCACTCGCATCCACATCAATCAGCACATCATCCGCGCCAATAAGAAGCATGGGCTTAATGAGGCACCCATCTCAATAAAGCGAGGCGGGAAAGTCATCAAAGCGAACGAGGTAGAGGTACACGGACCATGCACCGTTGTGTATAGTCCCTGCAAGCCTCTGTCGTGCGGTGCCCGGGTGTGGATCGAGACCACGGCAGACATCACCATCAAGTGAGGTAGGCATGAGCATCATCAGCAAAGGTCGGAAGTATGAGTGCATGGGTGGCCCTCTGTGTGGAACACGGGTGCCAGCACATGCAGATGACGGCATGTACACGGTGGACGATCACGGCAGGCCGCACTTCTACCGCCTGATCCGTGTGATCAGACCTCCGAACGAGGTGGCAACCTACTACCACTACTTCGGAAGCAACCGTGCGGTAGCGGAAAACGCCCATCCGACACTGCGGCCACACGAACGCATGTTCCGCGCACGCAAGCGCAAATAGCTCCCTCTCGACCTAGCCGCCTAGCCAGCGGCATGTGCGGCCCCCGGCGTCTTATCCTTTCAACGCCGGGGGCCGTTTCTTTTTGCCCATAAGTAAGAAAGACAGTTTGTTCTTTCTTACAGGAGACAGCCATGCCAAGGGGCGTGCCGAAGAGCGACGGGCAGAAGATTGGCGAGAAATTCGATCTGGAGTACCGCAAGATGAAGCGGTCTCGCAAGGACGAGCGAGCGGCCAAGAAGGGCTGCAAAGATTGCGGCTGCAAGGGCAAATGCACCTGCGGGAAGTAGGTCATGGGCGGCACGGCCACAATCGAAGAACTGCAACGGTACGTGTGGGAGTTGCTGCCCACGCGGAAGCTCGCGATTGACCGCGAAATCGCTAACGACGCGATCATCGTTGCCGTACAGTGCTGGCCTGTCGAGGTACTGTCGCAGGCCGCAGTGGGATCGCAGGAGTGCGTGCAGGCGTTGAACTCGCTTGTCAATGACATCCGCCGCATGCTGTCCTGCATCTACGGTGCCGACCGCTTCATGGCTTACTGGACTGTTGGGTTGCGCACCCTGATACCGAATGCGGTCGAGATCATCTACGACTGGTGGAGAAGGCGGAAAGACAACCGGGCCAAGATCATTACGTGGCGAAGGAAGTGGGTGGTTGAATGAGCGAACTAGCACGAAAGCTAATCCGTGCATACCACGGTAGCCCGCACAGCTTTGACAGGTTTGACGCCAGCAAGATCGGGTCTGGTGAGGGTGCGCAAGCATACGGGCACGGGCTGTATTTTGCTGGTAACGAAGACATCGCGAGGTATTACCGCGACAAGCTGTCACCTGCTGGCGAGCCAAATGTAGAGGTTGGCGGCAAGCCAGTAGAGGGAGGCGGGCAACTGGGATTTGAGGCTGTATTTGGATACCCGCAAGCAGACGGCGCGCCTTTTCTGGCAGCAGACCCGTGGGCCGGGATTCCCACAAGAGACAAAGCAATTCGATTTCTCAAGATGGGCGCATTCGGAGGGGATGACATACCAACAGAACGAGCATTCGACACGGCAAGGGGCTTGATATGGTCGCCGGAAATCAACGGCGGAAATCCTGCGCCGGAATACGAGCAGTCGCTCTTGCGCGAACTAGACAGGCTGCAAGCAGAAGGCGCACAGCTAGCATGGCCGCAGTCTGGGCACATGTACGAAGTTGCGCTAGACACAGACCCAGATCAGCTGATTAAGGGCGATCTTCCTGTGAAGTGGCAAACACCTCAAGTGCAGGAAGCGTTAAAGGAGTTGGGTTACAGGACAAGCAACGGGCGAGGCGAGCGCGGTGGCTTGCAGGCGTACAACAACGTAGTCACTAAGGCGGAAAACAAATTTGCGACCGAGGGCGCGATGCCTAGGGATATCGCGGCGGCATCGCGTATGGCGAAAGATTCCGTAACCAGAGACATGGTGGACATGGGAATAAACGGAATCCAGTATTTGGACAACACATCGCGCCGCAAGGGCTATGGCTCCAGCAACTACGTGATGTTTCCCGGCACGGAAGAAATGATCCGCATCATTCGCAAATACGGTTTTGTTCCACCGGCATTGGCCGCAGCAGGTGCAGCAGGTCAGGCGCAGGCCGGATCAGACCTCGACGCTGCGATGAAGGGCATGCGTCAGGCAAATGCCACGGGACGAGCCGCTGCCGCAAACGGAGCCAACCCGAGAGAAGCCAACGCTGCCGCTCTGGCGAGCTTCGTGCCAGAGTCCACCCGCAGCGGCCAGCCTCTGTCGCAGTACCTTGGCAGTTTGTCGGAGCAAGACGCTGCCATGACGCCGCGTGGCATGTACGCCACGGCAGTGCAGGACTCGATGACCGCCCCTGTCATATCCGTGTCGGCAGCGGCGCAGGTGCTGGGCGACAAATCCGTTTCGGATCGTTATCAGGGTGGATATCTAAGCCCAATGGATTTTGCTCGCGAGCAGAGCCTGCAAGAGTCGCGTGCGCTGTTTGAGCAGCGAAAGGCGGCAGGCCCGTTCCCTCCCGGTGCAGAAGAGGCGTTCGTCCAGTGGTCGCAGCAGCAGGCCGACAGGCGAGCCGACAGTGTCGCGGGTGTGCTGGCTGGTACGTACGCGACACGGAACCCGGCAATCAACCAAACCGCTGGTCAGCTGCGGCAGCTTGTGGCCATGCACACCCCCAATCAAGAGTTCGCACAGTTTGGCGGCAGGACAGCGGCCGAGGACAAGCAGGCCCGGCAGCAGTACGGCTCTGATGCGGAATGGCGGCTTACGGAAGGCGGGCAGAAGAACTACGACGCACAGCGTGTGGCGGAGTTGTGGTCCGCTACGCAGGATGACTACACCCCTGCTAGCACCATGTCGCAGGTCGCAAGAGCAGTTGGTGGCGGCGTAACAAAGGCATACGACGCCATGGTTCCCGGCAGCATTCCCAAGGCTGGGCAGGCATGGAAAGAAATGGGGATGATCAACCAGCCGGACGGGAAGTACGAATATGCTGCACGTCTGTATGACCGAGGTGCGCAGCACCCGGGCAACGTCTACACGGCAGAAGGCTTGCCGAAGTACGGCACGGTAGACCCAACCACGGCGGCTGGGCTTGGAAACGCCACGGCTCTCAACCAGTCCTTCCCTCTAGCGGCGTGGTATCAGCAGGTCGGCGCGCCGATCCGTGAGGTAGCCAACTGGATGGGCAACGACCGCGAGTACGGTGACCCGAACATGGTCCGCAACCTGCGTGAGCTTCGGGCCGGATTTAATCGCGTGACCCCGGTTGTCCCTGACGGCGTGGACCCGCAGGCGTTCCAGACGATGGGCCAGAAGCTGTCCGGTGCAGACCAACGCTTGTCAGGATGGACATCGGCGTATGGTGGCCCCGCATTTGCCGACGCTTACAACGCCACGTTGGGCAAGGTCACAGGCCAGATGGATCGCACGTACCTGTCGCCTTTTGCCCAGACAATGGCGGAAATCCCGGCGGAGATCGTGGGCGACCCTGTCAACGCCGCATTCAACGTCGTTCTCCCGGTGGCCAGCGGAATAAAGGGAGCCATAACCGGCGGCATAGCTGGCGGCGCACGGCAGGCCGCGATGCAGGGCGGCGGCTCTCTGATTCGGAAGCTGGCATCTGCGCCCAAGCGTTCGCTCGATGACATCATCGAGGAGAACGTCGAGGGGCTAGGTTTTGGCAGTGCCGTTGCTGGCATCCAGTCCTACTTCTCTCCAGAGAAAAAGAACCTCCTGATGGGAGAGGCGGACCCGAATGACCCGGGGTATGACAAGAAGCTGGAAGAGGCATCAGTGCAGGCACGCACTGAACAGATGGATGCGGCGCGGGAGTACGGTGACGCGGTTGGCCGCAAGTCACCGAAGCCAACCCTGAAGACGCCAATGCCGCAGACGTTCATGCTGACTCGATAAATCCTGCTTAGGCCGCGCTGCGCTCGTCGCCATACTTTCTCCTGACCTGTACAGGAGAACACGTATGAGCGACGATCAAGTCGAGGTTCCGGACTCCGCACCAGTTGATTCCGCCCCGGTATCCGAGCCGGTTGAGCAATCTTCTCCGGTCGAGCAGCCCCAGCAGCAGGAAGTCTGGGGCCACTTCCGCTCGATGCCAGAGTTCCAAGGGCAGGATGACACTGCGATTGCCCAGCGTCTGTACCACGCCATGCAGCGTGAAGAGGCAGCGGCGCGGGCACTTCAGCAGTACCAGTCCCTTGTCCCGGTCGCGCAGGACTATCTCCAGAACCGTCCGGACTACGAAGCGTGGAAGGCGTCTCGGTCCCAGCAGCAGCAGCCTTCCCAGCCGCAGGCGCAGGCCAAGCAGCCAGAGCAGCACGCTTGGTGGAACCCGCCGCAGGTCAAGGACTCATACAAGCGGTATCTGACCCGCGACGAGAACGGCCGCGAGGTCATTGACCCCAACGCCCCGCTCGATGCGAAGGCAGCGTTGCAGGACTATCAGGACTACCGGGCCACGTTTGCCCAGAAGTTCCTCGACAATCCGGAGCAGACGCTTGGCCCCATGGTCGAGCGTGTGGCTGTCGAGCGGGCGGAAGCCATCGTTGAACAGCGTCTCCAGCGGATGCAGGACGAGCAGTACGTGTCCGGTTTGGAGCGGGAAAACAAGGATTGGCTGTACGACGAAAAAGGCAATGTCTCTGCGGAAGGCATCGCGGTCCAGAAATATATAGGAGACGCTAAGAGTCTTGGCATCTCCGGGGCACAGGCCCGCTGGGACTACGCGACGAGGATGGTTGAACGGGACTTGCTCCTCGCCAACCTTCGGCAGTCGCAGATTCAGCAGCAGCCCATGCCGCAAATGCAACCGCCCGTACCACAAGTACAGCAGAGACCAACGGCAGAGCAGCAAAACATGGAGTTCCTGCGACAGCAGGCCATGCGAACTGCGAGCCAGAGGTCAGTGACCACTGCAACTAACGCACGAACCCCTCAGAAGCCAATGACCTTTGAAGAGCGGCTGATGGCAGCTGCTCAAGAAGAAGGCTTGCTTTAAAACGCAGGAGATACTGAACACATGGCCAGTCCCACCGATTGGAGCCGGGTAATTGCCACGACCATCGTCAACCATCTTCGGGAAACTGAAGAGGCGACGTTTCGTAAGTTCAAGGTCTTTGCTGCTCTGGAGTCGAGCGGCAACGTGATCATGAACCAGTCTGGCCGAGGCTTCGACTGGAATGTGCGCTTCAGAAACGCGCCTGTGACCGGGAATTCTGGTGACACGCCGAGGACGTTCAGTCGCATCAACATGTGGAAGCGGGCCGAGCTTCCGTGGCGCGGCTTCACGACCACCGATTCGATCTACCGTCGTGAAATGCTGGAGAACCGTGGCCAGCAGGCTCTCTGCGACGTGGCAGGGAAAATGGCCGAGCGGTTGCAGGAATCGCTGGAGCAGCACCTGTCGTACCAGCCTTATCGTGACGGCAATCAGTCCGGCTTTGAGAACGACTTCCACGGCATGGAATCGTTCCTTGGCTACAACGGCACGGTGAGTGAAGCCGGTGGCGCGTTCGATCAGCGAGCGGCCAACACGGCAGATCGCTACGGCTTCCCGTCTGACAACTACGCCGGTCTCTCGACGCAGCTGGGCTTCTACGGCGGCGGTCGCATCGGCTCTGGCAGCGGCATCTGGCCGAACGTACCTGTAGACCCAGAAGTGGATTTTTACTCGCCCCTCGTAATCAACTACAACGCGACCTCGCTCAACAGCCTGTCGCCCGCTAAGGGCAACTGGAGGGTGAACTGCGTCCAAGCGATCCGCGAAGGTCTCCACGGTTGCAAGCGCAACGACACGAAGGAGTCGCAGATCGACATGGTTGTTCTGGATCGGCAACTCTACATCCAGTTCCTCAACCAGTACAACGACAAGGAGCGGATCGCGATCTCCAAGGAGAGCGGTCTCAAGGCCATGGGCTTCACCGATGTGACGACCCTCGATGGCTGCGAGGTCACAAGCGAGTACGCCGTTCCGGCAGGCCGTGGCTACGGTCTCTCGATTGGCAACATGGAACTGCGTTGCCTTGAGAATCAGCTGATGGTCGCAGAAGGCCCATTTTTCTCGGAAGAAACGCAGTCATACAGGTACGCCTGCTCGACTCTCGGCAACTTCCGTTTCCGTAGTCCGAGGAATTTCTTTGCCCTCGCTCCCATCTCCGCTGAAACCAACTGATAAGGAGTTGTTCCACACATGAGCAGCATTTTCTCTGATCCCCTGTTCCGGCGTGGTACGACGCTCCTCTCTGGCGAGACGATCGAGTACACGGACGTTGCCAACACAATTCCGCTCGCGGGCGGCGAGGTGGTTGGTCAGGTCAAGGTGTTCCAAGATGTACGCCCGACCGGCGATGGGCGGAGGTTTAGCAACAGGCTCGTCTACTGTGTTGCGGCCCGGTACAAGGGCACCACGGTGAACGACGCCTCGACGGTTGCCGGGCAGGTTGTCCTGTTCGACTCCGCCAATCCGCTGATCGAGTTCACCAACTACCTGACGCAGGCCACGCACACCGCTGGTGCGTCCTACGGCGTGCTGGACGAGTACCTTACCGGCCAGCTGCGGAAGGATGACATCGTGTGGGTGGTGGTGAAGGGTCCGACTTCGGCCAAGCAGACGGCTGCTGCGATCAATGCTGGTGTGGGCGTCGAAGCCTCGACCACGGCCGGTTCGATCCTGACTCGCAACACCGGCACGCTGATTGGCCAGCAGATCGCTGGGGCCAACTCCGCTGCGGCTGTCGGCCTGACGCGAATCAACCTGATCAACGATTCGATCTGATCGGACTCTGAAATCAGAAACGCCTCTGACAGCCTGCTGGGGAACCCGGTGGGCTGTTATGCTTTACAGGCATGAACACTCGTACATGCTCGATCTGTGGCAACGAGAAGCCCCTGACGCAGGACTTCTTTCGTTGGCGCGTACAGGAAGGCAAGGGCTATTTCACGGCAGAGTGTAAGGAGTGCATCAGCAAGGCCAAGAAGATCAGCAAGGCCAAGGCTGAAGAGCGGCGCAAGCAGCAACTCCAGAAGGTCGAGTCGCTGGGCGTGGATGCGTTCATCCGTGCCACGCAGCATGGCGGCTCCAACATCCCGCACACGGCCGAGGTGGTCGAGCGTGTGTTTGGATACTTCGGCGGCGTAGGCGGGTTCTCAGCCGTCCTCGTCAAACAATACTGGGACAGTCCGCCGGGTGGCTCTGCCCGTAACCGGCTGCTGGAGACCATGTGTCGGCTTGTCACCAAGAATGTCGAGTCCGGCGGGGCCAAGAAGCCGTTGCAGTTGTGGAGCGAGGATGAGCTTGAGCAAGAGCTTGAGCAGCGTATGGCGGAGGCAGTTGCAAACTTCAAAGGAGTGACAATCGATGCCGAAGAAGACAAACCAAAACGGCTCCCACAAAAAGAAGCGTCACCCGAAAGCATCCCCCCCTCAGTTGCCGCCGCAATCAGGGATCACGAAGTATCAGCGAGACTCCTTAAAAGAACTGCAAAGCGAGCTTCGGGACAGGAAGCTGGAGGCTCTCCGCCTGTACCGCCCGAACCCGAATCAGGAGAAGATACATGAGTGCCGAGCGTCTGAAATTCTGGTCATCGGTGGCAACCGATCTGGCAAAAGCCTTTCGACGTTTGTGGAAGACGCGCGGTGCGTGACCAACCAAGACCCCCACGGAAAGTACCCAAAGGAAGGCATTCTCGTCATTGTCGGAAAGGACTGGAAGCACATCGGTCTTGTGTGCGCGCCCCTTCTCTTCCGCGCCGGTGCCTTCCGCATCATCAAAGACGAGAAGACTGGCGAGTGGAGAGCGTACGACCCCGTCAACGACGCTCACCGCAAGGCGGAGACGAAGCCCGCCCCGCCGCTGATCCCGCCTCGTCTGGTGAAGTCAACGAGTTGGGTTCTGAAGTCAGCTAACTACATGCAGTATTGCAAGCTGCATACGGGCTGGGAGATTCACTTCTTCTCATCAGAAGGCGATCCCGTACAAGGTTTTCAATGCGACCGTGCCCACATTGACGAGGACGTTAACAACGAAGGGTGGGTGCCAGAGCTTCAAGCACGACTGGTTGATCGCAAGGGAGTCTTTTGCTGGTCGGCTATGCCCCATTCGACCAATAACGCCTTGCTGGGTCTGAAGGAACGTGCCGACGCGAGCGAAGAGGCACTGGGAGACAAGTCGCACATCCGGCAGTTCAAGCTCCGCATGCTCGACAATCCGTTCCTCGATACGGAAGAGAAGAAGAAAAGCATCGAGCGGTGGTCGGCTCTGGGCGAAGACGTGCTTCGCATGCGTGCCGAGGGCGACTTCATCACCGACTCCGTACTGTGCTATCCCAACTTCGATATCCGCATCCACGGCATGGACCGGGCCGAATTGCCGGAAGGTCAGATACCGCACAACTGGTGCCGCTACGCAGTCATTGACCCGGGCCACGCCGTGACGGCTGTGCTGTTCTGCGCCGTGCCGCCGAACGGGGACTACTGGCTGTGCTACGACCAGCTGTACCTCCGCCAGTGCAACGCCACGATCTTCGGAGACGAGTTTGCCAAGCGGGTCAGGGACTGGCATTTCCATGCGTTCATCATCGACGCGCACGGTGGCCGGTTGCGTGACATCGGCTCCGGACGGCTCCCGGTCGAGCAGTACACCGAACAGCTGCTGACGAGAAACATCCGCAGCCAGATCACAGGCTCCAGTTTTCTTGCTGGGTGTGATGACATTCCGGCGAGAACCGAGGCTACCCGAACCGCCCTGCACATACGCCCTGTCGGCACGCCGCAACTGCGGGTGCTGCGGAACTCATGCCCCGATCTGGAGCGTGAGTTGAAGCGATACAGGAAACAGGTGAACTACGTTAGTGGAACGGCCATCGTGACAGACAAGCCGAACACCAAGGGCGAGGTTCACTTGTGCCAGTGTCTTGAGTACCTCTGCGCATACCGCCCAAAGTATCACGCGCCGCCGATCCGAAATGGCGAGCCTGATCCGTGGTGGGTCAAGTGGCAGCGTGAGCGCAAAAAGCGGCTGGGGGAAGGTGGTCCCGGCTATGTATTCTTGGGACCAAACGGAGGACGAGCCAGTGATAACTGAATGGAAAATGCCGCAGCCAAAGATTGGCGACATCGTGCTGTTCAGCAAGGACTACCAGACTTTTGCCAATCCTGTCGTGGGATTCGTGATGAAAGAACCGGGTGCTTCGACCATAAGCATCCTGACGTTCACGCCGACCGGGTATTCGATGGTGTACGACAGTTGCCATCATCGGGACGATCCGGCCTTGCAACACGATCACGGGTGGCAGGACTTGGGAGCGTGGGATTTTGCCCCATCGACCCTGACCATCCGCGAGTTAACAGCGGAGCCAACCAGTGGCCGAAAGTCTTCCAAGCAGTAACCCGCTTCGCCAGATAGCCACGACGTGGGTCAAGAAGCTGAAGGCAGCGGAGAAGTACAAAAAGCCCTTCTCCGACGATGCCAAAGAAGCATCTCTTTTCTACGACGGTGACCACAACTGGATGTGGCGTGACAGCTACGCCCGGGGGGAGCGCGGGTACAACTCCAGCATTGCGCCGCCTTCTTTCCGTATGCAACTCAACAAGGTGTTTGAGTTGGTGGAAATCTTCGCGTCCGTGATCTACCACCGTAATCCGGTGCGTACCGTCACAGTGATGCAGCCGCCCGACCTGCCTCTCTCGCAGATGGGCCTCGACCAGCCGCTTGGCCCAGACGGCATGCCCAGCCCCGAACAGATGGAGATCATCCAAGCCGTCAAGGCCGAGCAGGCGCAGCGTGAAGAGCGTGGCATGGCGGCGAAGCTAATCGAGTCCTACTTGAACTGGACCCCGCAGGAACTCGATCTCAAGCGTCAGGCCCGCAAGGTTGTGAACGAGGCGATGATCAAGGGGGCGGGCATTTTCTGGACCGAGCTTGTCACCGTTGACACGTCCGGCGACCAGTCCATTCCGCCGATGCGGATGGTTGGTTCGTTCTACGATTCGGTGGACAACCTCCTGATCGACCCTGATTTCGACAACGAAGATGACATGCTGTGGTGCGCTCGCAAGTGCGTTCGCCCGCTGGACGAGGTGGCCGCAACCTACGGCATCCCGCCAGAGGACTTGAAGAAGCACCTCGACGGCCAGAACCCTTCGCTGCGGAAGGAGCCACAGGGGAAGAAGAAGAAGGACACCACCAACCACTTGGTGACCTTCTACAAGATTTGGTCGAAGACGGGCATGGGCGACAGGTTCAAGGATAGCCCGAAAGAGAACAAGGGCGTCTTCGATACGGTTGGCAAGTATTGCTATCTCGTCATCTGCGAAGGTGTTGAGTACCCGTTGAATCTTCCTCCCGCAGTCATGCAGGAGGAGATCGATCCGCAGCTTGGTGTGCCGACGAGCGTGCTTACTCGCGTGGCGTGGCCGATTCCATTCTTCTGCGACCCACACGGCTGGCCGTTCACGATGCTGGCATTCCACCGCAAGCCGGGGTATGCGTGGCCGGTCAGCCACATTCGGCCTGCGATTGGCGAGTTGAGATTGTTGAATTGGTGCTTCAGCTTTCTTGCGACACGCATTGCAACAAGCTGCGAAACCATCGTGGCGGTTCAAAAAGCGGCGGACGAGACGATCAAGGAGCAGCTGCTTGCTCCCAGCGAGGGCGGGTTCAAGATTATTGAACTGTCCGAACTGCTTGGCCGCAGAGTGGAAGACATCGTTTCTGTCTTCCAGATGCCGCAAGTCACGAAGGACTTGTGGGACATCATCTCCGCCATCTTGGACGAGTTTGCCAAGCGCACGGGTTTGTCCGAACTCGCATTCGGTATGACCCGCCAGTCCTTCCGATCAGCCGCCGAAGCGCAGATCAAGAACGAGAACATCAGTATTCGTCCGGACAACATGGCGAACGAGTTGGAAGACTGTATGAGTCTTCTCGCTCGCCGCGAAGCACTGGCCGCTCGCTGGTTGCTTGAGCCGCAGGACGTGGCCCCGGTGCTTGGAATGATCGGCGCGTCAGGCTGGGCACAGTTCATCAGCCGCCGGGACTTGGTGAGCCTGACTCGCGAGCTTCTGTATCGCGTCGAGGCAGGCAGCGCACGCAAGCCAAACAAGTCCTCGCGTGTCGAGCAGATGCAGATGGCGGTGCAGACACTCGGCCCGATCCTGTCGAACCTTGCTGGCACTGGCGTGACCGAGCCTTTTAACGCCTTGATGAAAGACTGGGCAGATAGCCTCGACATCGACTCCGCACCATACCTTCTTCCGCCTCCTCCCCCGCCCTCGCCCCCTCCTGCGCCGCCCGGTCTCCCCTCCCCTCCGGAGCAGGCAGCGGAGGGGGCGGGTGGGCCACCGCTCCCACAGGTTCCCGGTGAACTCCAGCCGCAGGCGTAATGCCGACACGCGAGCAGAAGCGCAAGCACAACCTCTGGACCCGCTACCGGGTTACTCCGGAGGAATACGACGCCTTGCACGCTCGATGTTCTGGGCAGTGCCAGATATGCGGCTGCACATCGGGAAGACTGTGTGTTGATCATTGCCACGACACACACAAAGTGCGTGGTTTGTTGTGCAGTACGTGTAACCGGGCAATAGGTCTGCTGGGTGACACGGCTGAAGACTTAAAGCGAGCTTGGGAGTACCTCGATGGACAGCGACGATCTTCCGTGGGACATCAAGGCGGCGGCACCAGACGTGCAGGCGCACTATCGAAGAATGATCGTGGCGGGCGTGCAGCCTCGCGCGGCAGAGATGTTCGCTCTCCAGCAGCCGCCCGGCGTGAAGGGCACCGACAGAACCCTGATGCAGGGTCGATACAACAACGAGCAGTTCGACCAGATGCCGCCCGATCAGGCAAAGAAAATGCTTGCCGACGCCAGAAAGGCCGGAATCAACCCTAGCGGCAAATACTATTGCTCTGGCCTAGCGGACAAGCGTGGCGCAGCCGACCCGGGGGCGTGGATCGACAGCGTTGCGGAAGTGAAAAAGGTTGCGGCGATGCGCAACCTGACAGTGACCGGGGCCGTGCAGCACCAAGGCATCCCGCAGCCACGCCCAGAATCCACACCTCTTAGCGAGCGTCTGACGCGGGAAATGATGCGGGTCGAGAAGAAGCTCCACCCGACCATGAAAAAGGGTGAGTTGCGTGAGTTGGTAGTCAGCAAATACGGACGCAAGAGAAAAGGCAGATGAACACTGCGCAGGACATTGTTGCCTACATTCTCGCGTCCACTGGCGGCGGCGCGCAGGACGGGGAACACCACGCTGTGCGGCAGGCTGTCATCCACGGCGTGCGGGAAGTCATGCAGTGCCGGAATTGGCTATGGCACACACGCACGGGATCGTTTACGACGAACCAGATCAGCACACCGGGAACGATCACCGCTGGTAGCAATGTCATCAACGTCGCCAGCGCAGAAGGCTTTGTCCCCGGGCGGATGGTGAACATCTCGGCATCGTACTTCCCAACACCCGTGCGGATCGCATCTGTCTCTGGGAATGCTGTCACGGTGGACGTGGCAGCAAACCAGTCCGCCAGCGATGCCGTCATCCAGCCCCAAACCTACTACGACCTGCCGCTCGATCTCAAAGACATCGACACGCTCGTCACAAACACTGTCGGTACTTTGCACTGCTACCTTACGCCACAGGAGTGGCAGAGGCTTGAAATCAACACCCGTGGCGCAGGGGAGCCGTACTACTACACGGTGATGAAGTCTGATACTGACCCAAACAGGTATCAGATTCGCTTTGTTGGAGTGCCTACCAACGCAACGGTGGTTCACTACTCCTACCGCATTAGGCCCGCGCCGATCAAATACATGGGTTACGAGCGGCTGTGCCGACAAGGCACAGTGTCGCTCTCGTTCCCAAGTTCTCGCCCCACGGTTATTGGCGACGGCACTGCTTTCCCGCAGGATTCGGCAGGTGCCTTCATTCGCTTCGGCGCAGCTGGGATGGATGCCGACCCACAGGGATCAACTGTGCCGTATGTGGTCGAGCGACGAATCGAAGCATGGCTGTCGCCCACAAAGCTCGTTGTTGGCGCAGTCATGCCGACTCATGGGTTCCCGCACACAGACAGCTATAGCGACGTGTCCCTTGACGGCGGCGTAGTCGGAGGGACATCTAACAATGGCGAAACTATTGACGCCAGCACGCTATACACCAGCGATGC